AATTTTTGATGACCTATCGTTGGTGGGTTCATACGACCAAAGGCAAACACTACGGTTTGCTTTCGTCCCACGCCCTTTCTTAATAGTTCTTTAATTGTCTTCATTAAATTCCTTAAATGATTTAATCTTTACACTTTCACCTCTAGCAGTTTTAAAATCACTTGCTTTTGGCGCACCTTTAGTGCCTGGTTTTCTCATCTTCTCACCAGACCCTTGTTTTATTCTTTGTCTTTTCTTATGAATATTTTTCCACAAACTCATTACTCGCCCCCTCCGTTGCCATTTCCATTACCACCATTACCTGGTGTAGCACCATTGCCATTACCATTCGCACCGTTACCATTACCATTGCCGTTACCATTACCACTTGTATTCTGTGGTTCTTGTTTTGGTCCTGGTCCTAGTCTACCATAGTAGGCATACTTTCTAAATTTAGGTACACACACTTTAAGTTTCTTATCGTACTTATATCCTGGTGGACACTTTTTACTTTCTGCAAATTGTTTAAAACTCCACATTAGCCTTCCCAATTTTTTGCAGCCGTAAAGTTTTGAATACTAAACTCTAGTCTATCAACTAACTTTACTGCCTTACCTTTCTTATCTACTGCAACATAACCTTCTGGGTTTGTTGCCTTTAGTCCGTTACCATCTCTCTTAAATGTACCAATAGACTTCGCTTTGTTTAGTTTGTCTATAATTACTTTTTTGGCTCTTTGTAAAGACTTATAAGTGGCACATGCCATGTAGATTGATTTATTATGTTCATCTATAAATTTGATACCAGTATCTTGTATTGTTTGATACTTTTGTTTTGAAGCGTCTGTCTTTACTCTATCAATTTCTTTTTGTGTTTTTTCTGCATAGTAATTTTTAAAATTAGTTGCCGTTTCAGTTGTAGATGGTAAATCAGTTGCGGCACGAATAAAACTGTTAAGATAAGTTTTAAGTTGTACACCTATAGATAAAGTATTCTTTTCTGTTTTAATTTTATTCAGTAGTTCTTTTGATTGTTTTAAACTACCACTTGCCATATTAATAATCTTTTGTAATTGTTGAGTTTCACCTATAGTCATAGTTGCATTACCAGATACATCTTTATATGAAGCGTCATCAAACCAGACATTAGGTGTTCTTCTTAATTTAGAAACATTGGCACCAAACTTGGCATTCATCTTATCAAAACTTCTACCTTTGTATGTTGTATGAAACACAATACCTAATTTACTATTTTTAATCTTACGACCAAATGGTGTATTTTCAGGTACCATGTAAACAATAGTATTAGGTTGAAAAGAAATCATTGTTTCAGATTTACCACTACCATCTTTGTAAGTAGTTAATTTTTTACCTGATGATGTAAACATTAAATCACCTTGTAGTATTTCTTTCATACCAAGACCAGAAAGATATTGTAAACATTCTCTTAATATATTTGCAACTGGTCCTTCATGGTTGTTTCTTATATCTTGTATATTGTAATTTACTTTAGGTGTCTTATTGAATACTGACTTTGTGCCTACAAAAAATTTACCATTCTCTGGACTTGGTCCACAAACTATTGCAGGTGCACCATCCCATTTTGTTGTAACATTTAATTTACTTGTTGAATTACCTGCCAACATATCTTTTAGACTTTCTAAAAAAGCAATCGCATTTTTACCACCATCAAAACCATTATTGATGATATCATCTTCTAAATGTTCTAGGTGTGTATTTTTATCTTCTACTAATAACATTAAAATTTTATATTTCTTCTAAATGATACTTCAGGTATTGCACCTAAAAATTTCATTAATCTATTTACACTTGACTTGGCAAAACTACTTGCCTTTGCAATCACTCTACTAAACAAAGACTTGACTTTGTTTTTAATTACATCTATAATACCCTCATCTAAACTACCATACCATTCATTTGAGTAATCTTCTTTTTGACCTGCCATACTATCAACAATCAAAGATACAACTGACCAAAAATTATATTCACCAGTTTTTTGTTTCTTTACAACTCTACCACTTGTTTTAAATCTTGCCTGTAGTTTCATAGCGTCTGCAATCTTCTTACAGTAGGCGTCATCATCTACGCTTTCTATTCTTACTTTACTGCCATCAGCACTTGCAACGACCATAAACTCTGCCGCACTATTACTACCTTTACCATACTTCTCATAACCAGACATCGCCTCTCTAGCAAATGCAATCTTAAACTTGGCACTCTTTTCAAACAACTGACCTAAATCTCTCATACAATCTTTATGTGCAGCCTCTGCCGCATTTACAACTGGGTTATCACCTTTCTTAATAATAGGTCTTAACTTACCAGGTGCAAGTGTAGATGTAACAAAACCATCAAAGGTTTTATTTGCTTGTTTAAACTCTGGTGATTTTTTAAGTGCGGGTGTTGATTTCAATGCCGCATAGAATGTTGCGGTACTCTCTGCCTTACCACCTGACATCAATTGTGCCATGCCAATCTTTAGTGATAATCTTTTATTACCTATGAGTATATCTGTTTTGGGTGTGGTGTCCGTTGCACCATATGAAGACCAGAAAGGTGTTAATTTAGATTTGGCACGACCATATTGTTCTGCCTTAGCATTCTTGTTACCAAATCTTTTTGCGATTGCCTTGGCGATGAGTTCGCCTGCTTTTAATGCTGCCTTTTCTTTCTGCAACATTTTAAATACACCTGGATTGATGCCAGATGTTGCAAGGTCTAGTTTCTTGCCATTATTCTTATGCCAACCAATAACTATGGCAGCCTCGTAATCTTCAGCCTTTAATGCCTCAGTTAGTGATGGACCTTCGTTATCCCAGTCTGTAAAACTCTTAATAGTCATATACTCCCATTAATATATTAAAATAACTATTTAGTCAAGCAGAAACTGTGGTATACCTCCATTTACTAACCATATTTGATTTTTATTATGAAATTCTGCAAATTCTTTTGCTTTATCACGGAACTTAAATACTTTTATTGTTCTTTCTTTGTTCTCAACTACTGCAAACTCATAAGACTTGCCTTTGCGTTTAGTTTTTACAGAATACTCTATATTAGAACTTGAAGTCTTGGAACTTCTTGTATTTTTCTTCTGGACTTTCTTCCGTCTTTTCAAGGTTGTGTTCGACATATTTCTCCTGTTCTGGTTGTATTAAGTTTTGTGCCTGTTGTTCTATATCAAACAGTTTCATTCTGGCACGGTCAACACCAATAATAAACTTACGATTTACTGTTGGGTCATTATATCTGTTCTTCAACTGTTTGACTAACATCTGGCCTGCTCTTTCTAATTCTTCACTACTAATTAAGGCAAACATAAAGTCTGCTGTAGCGGGCAAACCAAAACTCTCTGAGGTATCTTCTAAACCAATATCACTAGATACAAAACCAGATCTGGTTGTTTGAGTTGCGGTTACGATTGGTACATCTAATTCTACTGCAAGACCACGCATTTCTTCAGCGATTGCTTTTACATAGGTATATGAGTTTACATTTGCACCAGGTTTAAATCTACTACTTGCACATATATTAATATAATCAACAAATATGATATCTGGTTTAAATGTTCTCTTTAGTGCCAACTCGTTGACTAATGCACGGTAATGATTAACACTTGCACTTGCTGTTGGATATTCTTTGATAATTAAAGTGCCAGTAGTTTTATTTTGTAACTTGACTATCTTTTCGTTAAATAACTTTTTATTTAACATATGTAAATCTTCCATAGATATGCCAAGTAAGTTTGCGTCTATTCTTTCAGCAATTCTTTCTTCAGCCATTTCCATGGTGATATACAAAACATTTTTATTCTGTGCCAATGCACCTGCAGCCTGATGACACATAAACAAAGTTTTACCAACACCCGTGCCTGCCAATGCAACATTAAGAGTTTTTGTAGGCAAACCACCTTTGGTTACTTTGTTAAAATAATCTAAATCAAATGGTATTCTGTTTTCTTTTTTGTGGTAAAAATCAAATCTTCGTTCTATATCTAGTAAGTAATCATGGCCAACATTACGATCAAAACTAACAGATAGAGCGTCCCGTAATATTTCTGGTATAGCCTCAGGAGTATGTTTCTTATCTTTTCCATCTAATATATGTATACCGTCCATTACTGCATTATGTACAGCACGGTCTTTACAAAATTTTTCTGTGGTATTGACTAACCAGTCTAGGTCTATTTCTTCTTTGTTAAGTGTAGATATTAAGTCAACGATTTGTTTATATTCGTCTTCGTTTAAATCTTTGCGTTTACCAATATCAATTTGTAGAGTTTCTTTAGTAGGTCGTTTATTATATTGGTCAATAAACTTTCTGATCTCATCAAATACAATTCGTTCTTTACGGTCATCAAAGTATTCTGCCTTGAGAAAAGGTAATACTTTTCTGGTATAGTCTTCGTTATGTAATAAATTTTTAAGTGTTGTTCTCTCTATTCTTTCCGCTGTTACCATTATTATCCTTCTCTACTTCGATTGCTAAAATGTCGCCCATGACATTTATAAAACTTTCTGAATTGGTATCTATATCTTTTGGATTTTCATGTACATTATATTCAAACTTTAACCGTAACTTATCGTTTTCTTCTATGGGTGTTACTTTACCATAAGTGTACATAACACCCTCGAACTCTCCTTCTTGTATAAGAAACCCAGTCAAATCACTTTGTGGATTTTGCATATAACTATACTTCGGGATTGCCATAACTATATTCTTTTTTTGCTGCCTCGTCTAGTTGTGCCATTATATCATCAGTAAAATATTTCTCTGGTTCGTTGTAGATAGATTTGGCATATTGTTTAGTGCCATCTGGTAGTTCTATTCTTGTTGATACTTGTTTAAATATACCATGTTTAACTGCCAGATCAAGTAAACCATAATACTTGTCTAATCCAGTTTCATATCTTAATCTAACATCGACCATCATATTCTCTTTTGATAATCTGGACTTTTGTGTCTTACAATGTATGATATTACCAATGACCTCTGTACCATCTTTTTCTTTTTTCTTTGATAGGTAAATGATTGTACTTGCGGCATATTTAAGTCCACTACCACCACCCATTTCTTTAGTTGGCATATATGCACCAACAACATCATAGGTATGATTAGTAATAACCATAGGTACTTTTGCACGACCAAGTTTCAAAGTCAACACTCTAAATGCAGCCTTCAATACTTGAGCCCTAGTCATATCTCTAGTTTCTTTACCATCTGCTGTATCTTCAACTTCTTTTGTAGTAGATAACATACCAAGACTATCTAATACCATAAAGATAGGTTTTCTATCTGCTTCATCTTGTTCCATGTATTTATCTAATACAGTTATTGCCTGTGTTCTAAATTCTTGTACAGTTGTTACTGGCATTATAATCATTCGTTCACTATCAATACCACGATTTTCGATTAGTTGTTTTGTTAACGCACTTTCACTTTCAAAGTATATCACACCTGCGTCTGGGTTACTATCTAAAAAGTGTTTAACCATGCCTAGTACAAAGAATGTTTTACCAGTTGCACTTTCACCTGCTAATGCGGTAATCTTGTTTGATGGTATGCCACCATGAATACTACCTGACAATACTGCATTGAATATATGTGAACCAGTATCAATAAATGTATCTACATCACCTGCTTCTACACCTTCACTTACTAAACTGGCATATTCGTTACCTGTTTCTTTAATTATCTGTTTCAGAAAGTCTGGCATTGTTTGTCTCCTTTTTTATCATAAAATCTAATTTCTTGTAGAGTTTGCCTACAGTTTCACATTCTGTTATCTGTATTGCACCTCGTTGTAATGACGCTTGTAAAACCTTTATCATAGTTTGATAATCACCAAGGTTTAGATTTTGGTCGTCTAGTTTTTCTAAAAGTTCTTTCATTATATCACATTCCTTTCCATAAGTCAAGCATTATCTTATAATTTGTATATCTGCACCCTCTGTCCATATCTCAAGGTCATTTCTTACCATTTCATTGGCAACTAATTTATTATATCTTTTAGTAGCAATCTTTTGCCACCATTTAATTACATTTTCAAAAGAAAATTTATCGTAATGAAATCCTGGTTTTAGTTTATCTGTTTTACCTTTAATATAATCTGGTACATTCTCGTAACCGTAATCACTTACATAAAATCTTTTCTTTTCTGTTAAAGACTTCTTGTCTTCTAAAAATTTTACAAATTTATTATACAAGTGTTCGTTATGTTTTTTTAATGATGATTGTATTATATTTATCATGGCATGATGTGTTGTCAACTTACGACTACTAATACCATCTTTTACAATAGGTCCACCATTCTTCTCTTTAAACCAATCGTTTATCTTTGTAAAACTTTCACCATGTAACATAGGTATAAAATTACTTTCTGTTACACCTTTAAATCGTAAGTAAGGTTTCATACCATCATATTGACTTGACGATTTACTACTACCATATAAACTTGTTGTTTCAAACAAACATATATTTGTGTTATACTTATCATCTATCAGTTTCTTTATTCTATGACTACAACATATCGCGGCAAGTAATTTACCACCAAGATAGTTGTAACCAAATGGTTGTGTAGGCACAATAGTGAAACCCATGATTGCGGCATGATTAAATCTTTTCATTTCTACCTTGTCTTGCGTTTTCAATGGTCTACCTAATACTTCGTTTCTAGGTTTACTATTCATCATAGGACTACCAAAACGAATAAACCCTACAATCTTATTTGTGTTTGTTTCTTTTACAATTATTCGTATTGCCTTACCAGGTATACTTGCCATCGCGGTAT